GACACGGTCTCTTATATTTCTATAAGCGCTGACTAACTCTTACTTAATTATTTAATAATTAAGGATACCTTTTCGAACTACGTACCAATAGTAGCTCTACTCCCCCGATACGGGGATAGTCGATACAGGTTAAATTTGAACAGTTTTTTAATTCAAAAATTTTCCCACGGGATTACCATATCTTTATAGACTTAGGCTTCCCCGTTAGCTCAATTAATATTGAACCCCAGTGGTAACTGGAAAAGTATAACACAGTCTCATTGCCCTCTGCGGGCGAAACACATATTTAATATCTCTTTCGCGCAAATTTCTTTTAATTTTATCTTCTACGTCTTTAAGAGAAAAATCGGGTAATTCTTCTATATATAAAGGAGCATTGCTTAAAATTTCTCCAGCTTTTAAAACTCTTTCTTCTTCATCATTTACATATTCGCCATTTAAGATATGTTCTTCGTTTACATTAGAAAGAAAAGCTAACATCATAGTTTGAATTTCTTCAAGTTCCTGTTCTGTAGTGATAAACAAAACAGGTTGATTAATACCACAATTAATCCATCCAAAATTTTCATCATAAATTTTATTACAAGCAATATAACACGCATCAGCTATCATGGAACGAGTTTTCCCCACACCAGTAGCTGCGGAACGTAGATAAAATTTCTTTAATCTTGCGCCTCTTGTTACAGTATTAATTAGTGGACCATATAGAGGAACACCCACTTCTGGATGTTTTTTAAAACGATCAATTAAATCAAAAATGCCAGATGCCGCTTGTACAGATTCATCATATTCATTATCTACATATTGTGAACGAATTGCATCAATCTTTAATTCTATTTTTTGAGCTATTTGCTCTAATGTGGAATTATCTAAAAAATCTTCTTGCTGTTGTTTTTTCTTTACATCTAAAATATTATCTGGATCATAAATATCTGAAACATCTATACCAAAATTATCATAAGCTCGTAATAGCGTAAATTTTTTTAATCGGTTATAATAATAATCGAAAGTGGAATTAATTGCATTTTCTGAAATTTTTAAAAGCCATTCTTCACCTTTTTGATTTTGAAAAACAGCTAAACTTTTCGGTCGAGAAGATAAAAAATCAGAAATATTTTCTAAAGAAATGGTTTTTGCACCTAATTCATATAATTTATAAATACTACCAAATACAATTTTATGAAAATCATCTGGAAAATCTTCTTCTATAAGATTATATTTATCATTATATTCTAATAATTCTGGAGTATTATACACGCAACCAATAACTTGCATAATACTTAAAATATCAACATATTTACTCGGCATTATTATCTTCCTCGTCTAAAAACGAAAAAAGTTTTCGTTTTTTACTTTTCTTTTCAGGAATTGGAATAATTATTTCTTTTACTTTTGGAACAAATTGATTTATTTCTTTATCTTTGTTTTTTTGTTGAGCTTCCCAAATGGCATAATAATAATTATAAGCCTTTTGATATGTATAAGGAACAATACCTATAGCGCCATTAGCTTTTTCAATTTCTCCACCATTAATTTCATAATGATAAACCAATGCTTTATGAATACCACTATAAGTATAATGATATTCTTCAATATATTGTTTTATTTGCTTACGAATTCTTGGATCAATATATTTTGTTCCAAATAGTTTCATAATATATTCTTCTAAATTTTTTTTATCTTGTTCTATTTGAGATAAATTTTGTTCTTTTTCTTGAGAGCATTTTTGATGGGCATATCTTTTAGAATTAACCTTAACATAAGATTCTACGTTAGCATCAAAAGTTAAACCACAAATAGCACACTTTACCAAATGTTTAGCCATAAAAACACTCCTTTCTTTATATTAATTATAACATATTTTTAAATAAAAATCAAGGTAAGAATATTTAATTCTTACCTTGATTTTTATTTTATTCAAGAGGGAGGATATCTTCTTTAATTTCTGTCAAAATAAGATATACGAATTCTGCCTGATCTCTAGTAGTATCGGCAATCTTTTTACCCTTACCCAAATATTTTTCAATAACTTGAGTAATTCGAGGACCATAATTAGCGGCATTTTTCTGCATCAGATTACCAGCAATACTCTGGAATTCTTCCATAAGAGCATCATAATCGTATTCAACCAGTGTAGATGCGTTTTCTCTTTCTTCCGTGACAAACTGATTATTGGTTGCATTGGCTTCTTTATCAATTGCTTCTGTTAGTGCTTTAACCAGAGATTCATAATTAAAATCAATTTCTGGTGCAATATATTTAAATCTGCCGCCGCAAGCAATACTATCATCTGGATGTCTTAAGGTAAGAATAACCTTTGAGCCATTTTCAGTTCTAACCTGATGAGCATATCCATAAATGTCTGCCATATTTTCAATAATGCTAAGTGCCGAAGACTGAAGGGCAGGAACTACTTGTGTATATTCGCTATTATCAGGTCTTTTTACAGTCTTTTCCTTTGCGTGAGAAATAAAGAAAACTGCATAACCCATCTGGGTTAGAGAACGAAACATTTCTTCAAATTCTTTCTTGTACTTAGACCATCCATTAGTAGTCCATCCACCATCACCAATATTTTCGATTCCAAGCTGACTACAAATATATTTCTGACACATATCAGATGCAATATCTACAGTATCTACTACAAGAGCCTTATAAATTTCCTGTACTTCAGGCTTTTTAAGTTCTCGATAAACCTGCTTCATTTCTGCCCAAGACGTAATATCTTGGGCAATTACTCCGGGCAAAGCGTTATATCCTCTTTCAAATGCGAGAAGAAGAGAATTAGGCATCTAAGTGGCAAGAGTAGTTTTACCAGTCTTAGGTCGTCCATAAACATAAGTAATATAACCGCTTAGATCACGGCTAACTTTATGAGGAGTAAGATTTAAAAGATTAATAGCCATTATTTCTCATTTCCTTTCTTTTATTAGAAATTAAATTCACTATTTACATTAGTCGTAGTAAATGCAGCTGCTTTTGCCTGATTCTTAGAAGCCTTATATTCGTCCTGTCTCTGCTTAATAGAAGCAAGATAAGTTTCTCTACTAGCAATAGCTTCTTTAAGTTCTTCTACAGTCATAGTACTTTCATCATCCCAAAGATGAGGAACTTTATTGGCACCAGTAATTACATATTCCTTACGCGTAGAATCAACAGTTCTAACTCTATCCTCATCAAAAGCTGATTCTTCTACGATTGTACGAGTAATAACTTCAGAAATCTGGCGTCCCCAAACCTTTGTAAATACAGGTTCCTTGGGAGAAGCATTTAAATCTTCAAAATAGTTCATAGCATTTACGTTAGTAGCAACAAATTCAACAGGCATAATAGCTTTGCGGAAATCAAAAATATAACCCTTAACCACTACCTTTTCTGGAGTCTGTTTTTCTTCGTTAGCTTCTACACGTGTCGCATTGGTAATTAGCATATCACATTCGAAAGTATTACGAGTCTTTTCATCCTCATTCAATACATCGACAAGATGAACAAATCCACCTTCATTTCTCTTGGCGCTTACAAGCTCTTCCTGTCCATTACGATCAGTATAAAATTCATTAAGTCCAATAGCAGAATCAATTCTTACCTTTCCTGCCTTTTCCTTACCATTCTTCATAACTGAACCAATAAGTCCATCAATAATATTCTTCAAAGTAATATAGGTTGCATTAGTTCCCTTTGAAGTTGTCGGAGTTACATAACTAAAATGTACAACAACAATATTAAGAAGGTTTTCGTCTGTTGCCACACTTAGATTACCTGTAATGAACTGCGTTCCGGGATTTTTTGAATTTTCTCCAGAAACCTTTACTTCAAGGCTATGTTCATAAATATATCCTTCAATATGAGTCTTATTAATCATTGCTTTCATGTAATTTTCTCCTTAAAATTCTAATTAATTAATTTCAGTATTTTTACCTTTTTCTGTTAAAGTATAAATCACAGGATTTTCTCCCATTTTTTCTACATAACCTTCTGTGACAAGTTTTCTAATAGCACCAGAAACTACTCTTGAAGTAACAAACAATCCCTCAGCAATATCTTTTGCTTTCCAAGATTCAATGTTTAAATTTTCTTGCAGAAACTGCAAAATAAGTTTTCCATTATCTGTGAAAGGAGCTTTTTCTACCTCTTCTTTATTTTTTAAAGCTTCCCAATAACGTCGAGCATCTTCATTCATTTCTTCAATATTAATTACAGTTTCTACATATTTAATAAATTCATCTTTTTTAGACATAATGTTATTTATAAAAAACTCTCTTTCTTAATTTTCTATAATAATTATATCATATTTTTTTAATATTTTCAATTATATTCTTTATTCACATAAGATTAATTCTTGAGCTAACGGAAGAGTCTCAATCCATTTGCAGAACTCTCTCCATTCTGGCAAACGATGATTTTTTCTTTGCCTGTAAATATTTTTTAAACATCTATAATTCGTTGTTAGTCTTGCTGTTAATTCAAAACCAGCTGGATTTGTGTATAAAATTTCAAGATATTTTTGAGTTTTTTCATCAGAGTCTTCTAAATTATTGTATTCATTAACTTTTTCTTTCATAATTTCAATGACTCTTGGATCAACATATTCATTATATTGATTATCTAAATTAAATTTAGGAATACGATGCATAGTCGATTGACTAGATACAAATTCTAAAAATCTATAACGTTCTGCCTCTATCCAAGCTTTATTACTAAAAGTCAAATCAAAAGCAACTCTAATACCAGTTAAAAATTGACCATGTGCCCCATTATCTCTTACAGATGCAATACTTAATTTAGTAGCTCTATTTAAATCTTTTTCCTCTACTGAACGCATTTTAATATCAGTAACCATAGGATATCCAGAAGCAATTAAACTCTATTCTAAATCATAAACATTTACATTTTCAATTTTCATTTTAATCTCCAATACTTAATGTATATCCAGAAAAATTGTCGTCTCCAATGAGGTATTTGACAAAAATTTCTAATTCATCGATATAAGTTTTTTTATTGAAATCATAATTTGATTCAAAATAATCTTTATAAGAAATAATATCAAATCCAGTTAATCCATAAGCTAAAGCCTTTGAGTGCATAGCCGATGGATTACTACAAACTAAAATACCATTATTTTCTTTTGCAGCAATCATTAGCTTTTTAGTTTTTCCAGTTCCTCTTTCTTCAACAATTCTAGTAAACATATTTAGTACCTTTCTTTATTTAATACTATATCCCCAAGTTTTTGCTTCAAAAAATTCTTGCCAATAATCTTCTTGTTCATCAAGTTTATCTTTTGGACATTCTTCAATAAATTCAAAAGTAAAATTTTCAACTCCAATTTCTTGCATAGCAGGATATAATTTATTTTTTGTTGGCGTTTCTGCTCCTAGTCCACGTTTAATATGCTATTTAAAACGCTCTCCTACATTAACGCTTTGACCAACATAGCATTTTCCAGAAGCAATATCAGTAATTTTGTATATTCCTGATTTTATATCTTTTCCTATAACTCTATTAACAAGATCACTTGTAGGTTTTTCGTAATAAACCTTCCAAATAACTTTATTAATAGGCTCTGAATCTGTAAGATATGGAATAATTTCTTTTATTTTTTCAATTTCTTTTATAGACTATTCATTTAAATTAATTCTATAAAAATTATTTTCTTCTTGCATTTGGGCTTTTCTAATATTTTCTTGCGTTGCCGCATAAATATTAGCTTTTAATTGTTTTAATTCTTCATTGGATTCATTTATTAAATTTAACTAATACTATATCTAATTTTGCAAAGACTAAATTGAATTCTAATATTCTATACTTGATTCTTGGCAAACTTGTAAATAATTCGATTTACATTCCTCTTCATATTGCTAATATTTTTCACTCATTAGCTAAGCAGCTTGATCTAATCTTTCTTGCGCTAATTTATAATTAGAATTATAAAATTCTTCGCTTGCCTATTCTGCCTATAATTTTAAATCCTAAATAGAATTTTTTAGAATTTCTATCTAATCTTTATAATTTTGAATATCATTTAATAAAGAATCTTTTTTCTATACAAGAGATTCGTTATCTTTTTGTAACTATTTATTTGTATTTTCAACAGATATATTTATCTACTTAATATTATGTAATTTTGGTCTAATAATTAAATAAAATAAAAAGAATCCAATACCTGTGCCCAAAAACAAATACAATAAATTAAATATAATATTCATTTTCTAAAAATAAAAGGTAAAATATATTATATATATTTTACCTCTTATATTCAAAATTTACTATAAATTATTCAACATCTTCTGCGGTAGGATCATAAGCCATACCAGCGGCGGTAAGAGATAGGAACTTAACTGCCTGATGAGTACCATCTTCAAGTTCAATTTCTGCGGGAGTGCGAATACCAAGTCCCTTTCTCTGAATTGCAGAAGTAAAGATACCATCTACCTAACGCTTTTCAAGACCTACTGCTGCTGCTACATCTGCAGCGGTTACATTAGTACCATTGATTTCCTTGAGATAATTAATAACCTTAATAGTATTGGGTTTTACTGCCATAATAAAATTCTCCTTTATGTTTGTATAAATAATTTTTATTTTTTTTATTTTTTATTATGTAAATATTATATCAAAAAATTTTATTAATTTCAATTCATTTCTTCCAGTAAATCTTGGACCATTTCATCAACAATAGTCATTTCTTCAATAGAAGAAACATGACCAGACAGTTCCATAATTTCTGCTTCAGCCTTTGCTTTAATTTTTAAATCATCTGTATGTTGCAGAATATATTCTGCTTTTGCAATTTTCTTGGCTAAATTTTTAAGTTCTTTTCTTTTCATAAAATTTTTTCATCCTTAATTATTTACTATAGTTATTATACTATTTTTTTTAAATAAAATCAAATTTTTTTAAAAAAAATTTTTAAAAAATTCTTCTTCTGAAATAATCGGTATACCTAATTTTTGAGCTTCTTTATTTTTACTAGATGTAGAAGTAATATCATTATTAATTAAAAATGTTGTATTTTTACTTATTGATTCAATTACTTTTCCACCATGAGATTCAATTAATGATTTTAATTCAGCTCGATTTTTACATTTAGATAATTTGCCAGTAATTACAACTTTTATACCTTCACAATTTTCTGCTTTTTTTTCTTCTTTAGAAATAATATGTAAATAAGAGTAATAAAGGGTATCTGCTTCTGTATAATTAAATTTTAAAAGAGCTTCAGTTTTACTTTCTGCAAAACCTTCAAATTGTGAAAAATCAAAATTGTTATTTATTGCTTCTCTAAAAGAAGTATAATCAGAAAAATGAGACATTAAATCAATTGCTACTGTTTTACCAATCAAGGGAATTCCAAGAGCAGAAATAAAAGATTCTACTGTGGTTTCTTTTGAATTTTCAATTGCTGTTAAAATATTAGTTACTGATTTTTCACCAAAACCAGATTGTTTAATCCATTCTTCTTTATACCGCTTTAAATCAAAAATATCTATGATATTTTCAACCCAACCCCAATTAATTAATTTTTCAAGAGTGGCTTTAGATAAACCTTTTATATCAAGACCTTTTTTACCACAAAAATGATCTAATTTATTAATTAATTTGCCTTCGCAATTTGGATTAGAACATACTAAAATTTCAGTATCTTTATTAGATATAATTTGAGTTGAATGTCCGCAAATAGGGCAAATCGAAGGATAAAATAAAGTTTGAGTTAAATCTTTATCTTCATTTTCTGCTTTAAAAACCTGCGGTATAATTTGATTTGATTTAAAAGTCCAAATTGTTTGTCCAACGCAAGGAAGAGTATTAAAAATTTTATTTAAAATACTTACATTATGAAGACTTGCCCTTTCGTAAATACTTTCTCCATCATCTACTGGATCAAAAATAGCAACTGGGGTAAGTACGCCTGTTCTACCTATACTCCATTCAATATTTCTTAATACTGTTTTATATTTTTCATCGTAAAATTTAAAAGCAATTGCATTTTTAAAATGATGATCTGTTGCTCCAAGAGAATTTCCGTATTCAATATTATTAAATTTAAAAACTATACCATCTATAGGAAAATATAAATCTTTTGCGGTTTCCGTTAGTTCGGATATACAATTTTCTACAGAGCCTTTAGTAAAAGGAACTATTTCAAAACCTTCAGCTTGTAAACAAATTAATCTGGATATCATATCATCCATTTGCTCATAGCCGCTTATTGCGTCCCAAGCAATAAATTGCAACATTCTTCTTGCGCATTCTTTAGAGTCTAAAAGCCGAATACTTCCTGCTGCAAAATTACGACAATTTTCATATTCATTTTCAAAATGCTTAAAATTATATTTATTACAAATAATTTCACCGTCTACAACTAAAGTTTTTGTATATGAAATTTTCTTTGGAACATTAGGAATTACAAGAATATTATGTAAAATATTTTCACCAATTAAACCATCACCCCTAGTTTCTGCCGAAACTAAATAACCATGTTCATATTTCAAAGAGCAAGTAAGTCCATCCATTTTACACATAGCAACATAATCATTATTTCCAAGAAATTTTTCAACTTCTTTAATATCTTTTGTTTTATCTAAAGATAACATTTTATGATTATGTTCTACTTTTTCAAGTTTGTTTACAGTATTAAAAATGATTTTTTGTGTTGGAGAGTCAGGTAAAGCATATCCAGCTTTATTTTCAAGATTTAAAAGTTCAAAATAAGAATCATCCCATTCTTCATCTGTAATATCAGAAATACCTTCTATATATAATCGTGTTTTAGAATTTAAAAACGCGATTAAAGTTTTCATTTTTTCTTCCATAAAGTTACTTCCTTTATTATTATATATATATTATAACATTTTTTTATTTTTAAATCAAATAAGGGAGAATTAATTCTCCCTTATTTTTATACTTTAGATACAGATACAATTTTACTATTTTTAATAATTTGATTTCCAATAGAGACTCTACCTAAATCTGGGATTTCTTCTGCAGAAATACAAAGCGAATTTTTATCTCCACAAATTAAAATACTATCTTCATTATTAAGTAAAGTTGCGGCTGCAATATCTCCAGTGCCATTAGATGGCTTATAACACATTAAACCTTTTCCGCCCCTAGATTGAATAGGAAATTCTGATAATACTACTTTTTTACCAACACCATTTTCTGTAAATATAGCTAATTTATCTTCCACATCTCTTATCGGTAAAGTCGCAATTACACTATCTTTATCCCCAAGATTAATGCCTTTAATACCAATAGTAGCCCTAGATGTTGCTCCTACATCGGTTGATTTAAATCGAATAGCATATCCTAATTTTGTTACTATAATTACATTTTCATCTTTAATTAAATTGACAGAAACTAATTCATCATTCTCTTTTAGCGTAATTGCCGCAATGCCAGTTTTCTTCTGAGTTTTTACATATTCATCAAGAGCAGTTTTCTTTACAATACCATTTTTAGTTGTAAATAAAACATATTTTGCATCAGTATCTCTATAAATTGAATATATTACAGAAGGATTTTCATTTAGCTCCATAGTAACTAAAGTCTTTATTGATTGACCCTTAGAGGTATTTGTTCCTACTGGAATATCATTTACCAAAAGTCGATACATTTTTCCTTTATCGGTAAAAATCATTAAAGAATCAACTGTATTGGTTCTAATTACCATAGATGTAATATCATCTTGTGTCTTTACGCCTTTAGTATTTCTATGTTGATTTCTAAAGGCTGAACTAGGAATTCTTTTCACTAATCCACTTTCTGTTAAAACAACAACGCACTTTTCTGGCTCAACGAATTCAATTTCTTTTTCTGTTTTTTCTATAGAGAGATTGTCTAATTTGGTACGGCGCGCATCTCCATATGAATTTCTTAAAGATGAAATTTGAGAAATTAAAATAGAATCACGATAAGATTTTTCATTAATAATTCTATTGCAATGAATAATAATTTCTTCTTGATGTTCTTTATCTGCAATTAATTCATTTTTATCAATGCGAGTTAATTTTGCTAATTTCATATCTAGAATTGCATTTGCTTGAATTTCATCTACATTAAGCAAAATTCTTAAATTGCTATTAGCTTCATTTTTGCTTTCTGATTTCTTAATTAAAGCAATAACTTCATCAATTTTATCAATTGCTACAATTAAACCCTTTAAAATATGAAGACGTTTTTCTGCCTTATCT